TTTTAGCAGATGAATAGTAATCGACAATTCCATTACCGCAATAAGTTTTTACTAATTGACTAATAGAAGCTACAAGGATATCGATTTTAGAATCGTCCTTGTTATGTTCCATTTTCATGTAGTCTTTGTAGTTTGCGCGTGTAATTAAATTGGCCATTTGTTTCCTAAAAAATGGATAAACTCGGGGGGGTATTTACCCTCCCAAGTTACCCAGCATATTTCAACATATCCACTTGCGTGGTATAAAATTTGAAGTTTAAAGTTAGCTACCTTTGTACATAAGTGCCCACTTGGAAGTAGCTGCATCGATTAGATCGATAAAGCCAATTCTTTGTGATGCTACAAGTACTCTTCTTTGAGCAGCAACTTCGTAGTCTGATTCAACTGTCATTCCTCTCAGTACTGGTCTGACGAAGTTTCGGGCATAGACTGCTACAGCATAAAATTTGCTTACAGCAGCTGTTGCGAATTCTGGACATACTATTACTTTAGATCCGAATACGCTTCCGATTTCTCCAGACAATTTGGTAGCAGCGCTACCAACTAGATTTACATCTTGGAACTCAGCGTCTTCCAGTAATTGATAGTAACTCGTTAGAGAAACTACAAATACAACATCAGCAGGATTTAATCCATATTTACCCATATTTTTCCTAGCGGCTAAAAGATTTAGCGCGGTTAGGGATTCAGAGGCAAATGCGGTTGATGATTGAGTATAATCAGAGTCGTTTCTTGCTAAATGCAATAACCCTTCATATGTGGCTCCTGAGGTACCATAGGCACCATCAGCATCATCTCCAGCTAGAATTGAATTTTCGACACCTCTTGCGTGTGATCTAATCATAGATTCACGTAGTAATGGCAGAATAGGAAGAATTGCATCTTCTTCTGTTTCATTACCTAGGTATGAGGTGGATATTAGCTTTTTAGTTGAAAGAGTTCTTTCGGTCATATCGATTCCGCCGTAAGGTGAACCATAAGTATCACCAGTTTGGGCTAAATTACCATGAGGAGAGGATCCTGTAGCTGCCTGGTTAGAGGTAAACTCAGCATATCCACTATCTGGTAAGATAGGTAGAATCTGTGTAGCACTTGACATTTGGATTTCTCTAAATAGAGGGGCCAATATGAGTTGGAGTTCAATATCTCTCTCAATATTAGTGCTTACAGTTTGTTCGAAATCAGCGGAAGATACCGCAACACCTGACATGGCATTTTGTTTTTCCATTACGGATTTACCATATTTAGTGTCTTCGATGCTTCTGGCTCCTATAGCTTTCGCTAGTAACCATGCATCTTCAATATCTTTAATATCCGCGTTAGGATCTAGAGGTCTACCTCTATCACCAAATTGTCTTTTGGACTCACGGATCTTTGTGATTTCTTCAGATTTCTCTTTCAGTTCTGCTTTAAGGCTATCAACTACTTCTTCTACGTTGTCATACTTATCGTTTACACGTTTTTCTAGGTCAGAAACTAATTCTTCTGCTCCAGATGTTCCTGCTTCAACGATAGCTTTAACTTCAGCTTTCTTTGATTCGAGTTCGGCTTCTTGAACTGCTTGTTCTTCTGCGGCTTTCTCTGCATCAGCTTTTTCTGCGGCTTTTTGTTCCGCTTGCTGCATTGCAATTTTTGCTGCTGTTTCACTTGCAACTTTTTTTGCGAACTCTTCAAGATTAAAGTTTTCTGTATCTTTTGACATTTCGTTTTTCCTTGAAGACAGACTGTCGTCTGTATCTTGAGGCTTATCAGCCTCGGTTATTTTGACAAATTGCTTTTTCCACTCATCATATTCTGATTGAGTGTCAAAAGACTTTGCCACAGAGAAGGTGGCTGCTTGATTAGCGGGTACGGATACCACGCTTACTTCGAACAGCTCCGCATCAGAAATTTTAAGTCCGTCAGTTTCCTCTATATAATCTGCGTCTTTGACGCGGAAACCTACACTTAAAGCTCTTAGAATACCTTCTTTGACTAAATTCGTTACATCACCAGCACTTTTTGATATGTTAGCGGTGATTCTTAGCCCCCTATCGTCGGTCTCAAGACCTGTGGCTCGACCGATAGGTCTATTATAGTCATGGTTAAAAAGAATAACTGGATTATTCGTATAGTTATCCAATCCTCCTTTCTCCCATGCTTCTTTTTCTATAACATCTCCCGCTCTATCTGTATCGTTAGTGCTGGCATATCCTTTGATATTTACGCTTCCATCGTCTGCTTCTTCCACAAACTTGAAAGTAGATGTTAAATTGAAAATCTTTTGCATAATTATTTACCTTTCTTGGCGCTCGCTGCCTTAGGCGCGACCTTTTTAGGCGCTGCTTTCGGGGCAGGAGTTGGCGCTGGAGCAGGGGTTGATACAGGATTAGCTGCTTCCCATTGCTCAGGGAAATTACTTTTAACCATTGATGACATGCGATGCCAAGACCCAAAAGGTCTTTTTGCTACCATATATCTCATAGGTTTGTCTTCTGCTGCTTTATATTCAGCTACAGACAATATACTTCCTTTGTCAGCAAAATAATCAGCGAGTTGTTTTAATACGATTTTTTTATTCGCCATTTTCTTCCTCTTCTTCTTCGGGTCTTCCGCCTTCTGACGGATTGGCCGCTGAGCCTGCAATGTTAGCAGGCACTCTTAAATCATCGTGTCCTTCTAACGGCTCCATTCTCATTGCTTCTCTGGCTTCGTTTGGTGCCATTATTCCAGTATTCACTAGAGTACTGTAATAAGCTGCCTGGTCTTTTAGTTCGGGTTGTAAAGCGGGTACTCCGCTTAAATCCTCTTCTAAATCAAAACCAAAGAATCTCTCAAATGCAAAATTAACCTTTCGTACTATAGGTAGTATAGTTTCTAAATAATACAACCTATGGTTTGGTCTAATATTTGCGTTGTTTCCGCTATCTAATAGCAAGGGCGGTACGCCTATTGCTTGTAGTATAATCTTCTCATTTGAAGATATTGCTTCTTGGAAATCTAAGTCTTTGAAATTAACTTCTGTAAGGTTGTCAATTTCTAAACCACCATCAAGTATTAAAGGTCTTCGACCTCCAGTACTTGGGTTATAACGGGCTCTCCAAGCCGCTAGCATTCTTTCTTTTATCTTTTCACTTAATGTATTTGGGCTTTTTAGTACTAATCCTGGTACCGCTCCATTTCTAAAGAAATTATCCTGAAAGTTTCTCATAGAGTTCAAAAGTAACATTGTTCTATAAGCGGGTTTCAGTCTAGGTACTCCTCTATAAATAGAGTTGAAACTATTTTCCTTAACATGTATAATTTCGTCTGGACTATAGTCTACTTGCCCCTGATATGTGTATTTTTTTATGTAAGTTTTATCATCTGTTTCTATTTCTACATTTTCTGCAGGTAAATGATAAAGTGAACTATTTCCACCATCATAATAAATAAAAATATTTCCATCAATTAGTAAATCAATTATCAGATTTCTTTTAAAAGAATTTACATCTTGAAATGGGTTAGGCTCTATATTTAATAATCTATTTACAGTAGCCCTTCTAACATTTTTATAAACTGGAGTCATTCCAGCAACTTTTCCACCAACATCTACTGGTATTTCTGCAACATCATCAACTACTATATTTACTGCTCTATTTACAACTTCTAATTTTTCGTAAGCGTCTCTATAATTAGTAACATTCTCTCTACTAGTTATATTAAAGCCTTCCTCTCGCCCAATAAGATATTGTGAGGGATTAATTTTGTCTTCGTCTGTTTCTACGGGAGATGTTCTCCCTATAAATCGGTCATACCATGCCATGTTTTTCTCTTCGTCTTTCTACCCAACGCTGTTGCTTCTGGGCGGTGAATAATTTGGGTCTTTTGCCATAAATGGAGTGTAATCGTAAATGATGTTCGTGACAAAGAGTGACAGCTTCTTCGTATAGTTCTAGTAAATGCTCCTCGATAAAAGTATCTCTTACCTCCATAATCTCTTCGGCGGTTTGGATATTAAGGTTATTACCTCTCAACCACTTATCTAACAGTTCTGTCAATCCGTAGAAGTGATGGAAGTCGAGATTTTCTTTACTTCCGCAAATCCGACATTCCGTTCCCTTATCGTATTTTGACTTGGCTCTGTCTCTAACGTATTTGACTAGGTCTCGCTTTAAATCCATTAATTTTTCTCTTACTTTGTATTATACTAAATTACCACGCTAATGTCAAGAATAATTTTTTCGTAGGTCTGCTGATTAAAAAGTGGTCGAAGATGTCTCAAAAGTGTAAAGCGCATATCTAAGAGCATCTGCCATATGTGAGTACGCATCATGTTTTGGCCTCTCTTTCATCAAATTCGGATTCGGATCCCATTGATATTGGTCTAGACATTCTATCGTGTGACGACATCTTTGGTCTACAATCAAATTATCGTTATCTACAAGGCTCGCAACTTCTCCAATTCCATCTAAAAGAGACTTTTTTGCATTTATAGTGGTAACATCATAATTTTGTGCAAAATCAAACCTTGTTTGTTGTGCTGCAGAATCAATATATATCCAATCTATGTCATGTTTGTCTTGTAATTCTCTAATTTGCTTAGCGTGTTGTTCAGTAGTTCTTTCAGAATCAAGATATTCGTCTAAAACATAAAATTTTTGCAAGTCCCAATCATATGCTACTACACATAAAGCTGTCGGGTCTTTGTAACCCACGTCAAGACCTGCAATTACGTCCATATTTGAAGTATCAAGCTCTTCTAAGTCTGCAATGCATTCTTCAAACCTTC